TGCCAGAGATAGTAGAAGAAGTTGAAGAAGACGACTATGAAGAACCAGAGGACTTAGAAACTACTGTTGTATTAGGAGATGTATATCAACTAGGAGAGCATAGATTAGTATGTGGTGATGCTACCAAGATTGAAGATGTAGAGAAACTAATGGATGGAGAGAAAGCAGATATGGTGTTTACTGACCCTCCGTATGGGATGGATTTAGATACTGATTATACTGGATTAAATTGGGGGGATAGGAAGGGTAAAAAGTATGATGCTGTTATAGGAGACAAAGACGACTTTGTACCAGAACTGATAACAAAGATATTTGATAACTTCGGATATTGTAAAGAGATGTTTTTATGGGGTGCTGATTATTACTTTGAATTGATACCAGAGTTTAAGAAGGGTCATTATATTGTTTGGGATAAGACCCTTGAGAGCAATGGAGATGCAGGTAGCAATTCAGAATATGAACTTTTATGGACAAAGCAAAAGCATAAAAGAATAGTAATGCATTTTAATTGGTTTAGGTACTTTGGATTACATCAACAAGACCAAAACAGGAGAATACACCCAACACAAAAGCCATTACAGGTATTAACACCAATTATTGAAAAATATAGTAAAGAAAAAGGAATAATAGTTGACTTGTTCGGTGGTTCAGGTTCAACACTAATTGCTTGTGAGCAAACTAACAGGAAGTGCTATATGATGGAACTAGACCCTCACTATTGCCAAGTAATCATTGATAGGTGGGAGAAATTAACTAATATGGAGGCAAAGAAGTTATGAGTAATAACGGGAATAAAATCGGGAAGGGTAATCCTCCTGTAGATAAGCAGTTTACTTCGGAAAATCAACCTAGTCCAGAAGCAAAGAGTAAGGGTTGGGAGAGGCGTAGAGAAGCACAGAAGATACTTGATGAGTTTATGTCTAAGGGGGAGATGTCTTATAAAGAAATTAAAGACCTATTAGCTGATGTTAAGGTACACCCAGAGAAGCACACTCTAAGGGAGGTTAAGATAGCCAACTACTTAATGAGTACTAAGTACACTTTGGATTGGTTAGATAGACATATACCTAAGGCGAGAGAGGTTGATATAACAAGTGGTGGTGATAAGATAACAGCTGGCATATTCGTTGATAAGGACATATTAAATTAAGGGGTAATGAAAGAATATAAACCTCATAAATATCAAAAGGAGTTTCATAAGTCTAAGGCAAGGTTTAGGACATTCATAGCAGGGCGAAGAGGTGGAAAATCGCTCGCTGGCACTATTGAGGCTCTTAAACACTCTGATTTGGACCCTATTGAGAAAGGCAGACCAGTACACGGTATGATAATAGCTCCTACCTACGGTATGTTAAAGGATGTTAATATTGCTATGATTATGGAGTGGTGTCCTGCGAGTGCTATAAAGTCCTGGAATAAGGTGGATATGTACCTAGAGTTTGTAAACAATAGTACAATAACATTTAGATCAGGAGACAACCCAGATAGACTAAGGGGTACTGGTAAGGACTGGATATGGTTAGACGAGGCTAGTTTTATGCGTAAGTACGTTTGGGAGGTAGTATATCCTACACTCACGAGTACAAACGGTATAGCTTGGGTAACAACAACCCCACAAGGTTATGATTGGGTGTACGATTCTTTCTATAAGCCTGCTATTGACAAACAGAAAGACTACGAGGCTTGGAAGTTTACCACCTTAGACAATCCACATATTGATAAAGACTTAGTTGAGAAGGCAAGGAAAGACCTGACTGATGTTATGTTCAGGCAGGAGTATATGGCTAGCTTTGAGAAGTTTGAAGGGCTTATATATCCAGACTTTAGCAATACTAAGCATATTAAGAACACTACCCACTCAATCACAGACACTTACTTTATAGGACTAGATGTAGGATGGAATCACCCTACAGCGTGTGTATTAATCAAGGAGGATAAGGAAAGGAATATCTTTGTAATAGACGAGTTCAAAGAGCAGTATATGACTGTGGATAAGATAAGCAATCGGTTAAGGGGAATGATAGAGGGTAATGGACTGACTATAGACCAGATAGAATTGTTTGTAATAGACCCTGCTAGTAAGGGTACACAGCAGAGTAGTGGACAGAGTATGTTAGACCAGTTGCTTGAAGAAGGCTGGGGCTTTATACCTGGAAACAATGACGTTATGTCAGGAATCAATAGAATAACTAGATTAATCAAGGAAGATAGAATCTTTGTAGGTAAAAGGTGTACTAAACTTATTGAAGAGTTAAACAATTACCACTGGAAGAAATGGGATGATGAAAAGGATAACGCTAGGAACAAGCCGTTTAAGTTGGGAGACGATCTTGTAGACGCTTTCAGGTATATTTTAATGAGTAGACCAGACTGGTATGACCACCCTCAATTAGATATGTACGGAAGAGTATTACAAGCAGGTGCAGACCCTATTACTGGGTATATACCAGAAGAGGGTACTCCACTTGATGTGGCTGATGATAATATAGATACTTGGGTAGATATGAACAGTATAGATAATATGATGTAGTGGGTATGTTATAATTATATATGGAACTAACATTGATACTCTTGGTTGTGTTGCTTGGTATTGCCATACTAACACTGGGTGCTATAAATATAGTAAAGATACTGACAGACTCAAGAGATCGCAGAGAATTAGAGAAAATGATTAAGGCTAGTAATTTACAAGAGTTTGCTATGTACTCAGCCCCTGAAGAAGAGGAAGAGCCAGAAGAAGAAGACGGCTTTGTACCTATAGAGCAGGTAGGAGAGTATCTTAATAAAAAGAAATAAGGGGAATAGGGGTTCTTAATATTGGTCAAAAACACTATGAAAAGTAAAGCCCAGATTAACCAAGAAGGGGAACAGAAGGAAAAGTACGACAAAGAGTACTGGATTACATATACCAAAGAGAAGTTTGAAGAGAGTAAAAACTGGAGAGGCACGAATGTAGAGCTTCAATGGTTTGTAAACTATATGTACTATATGGGTTTTCAGAATCTTAAGTACGATCCTAAGACAGCTAACTTTGTTAAAGACACCAAGAACCCACTAACATTCTATGTGAATTACACCTATATGATACTTAGGGCTGTTAGAAACGCTGTAATGAGAACACAGCCTACTTGGGATGTAGACGCTTTGCCTTACGGAGAACTTAAACCTAACGAGGGTCATATACTAGGGGAATTTTTAGGCTTTGAGTACGACAAACTAAATATTGAAGACAAGACTAATAAGGTTGTTTTATTTGGACTACTTTATGGGCTTGGCATATACCAGTATGGGTACGATGCTGAGGCTGATAAAGGAGAAGGTAACGTGTGGGTAGAAACACTAGACCCTTTTGATACTTACATAGACCCTTACGCAACAGACGCTAAAGACGCTAGGTATGTGGTCAAGGTAGTTAGTAAGCCTTTAGAATTACTTAAAAAGAATCCTAACTACAATAAAGAAGTACTAGAAGATTTAGCTTCTACAGACAAAATGAGTGAGAGTGATTATAAGGATATGATAGTCAATAACTTGCACGACGCTGGTTATGTGAAAGGAAATGTACTTATTCACGAAACGTGGTGTATGACAGAAGACGGAGTAAGAGTAATAACTACTTGTAATGGTGAGATACTAAGAAACGATCCAACAGACTTTGACACTTTACCTTTTGTATTTTATAAGCCAGACATTAACCTAAGCACTATATACGGTGAGGGTTGGGCTAAGAACATAGTAAACATTAACAAGGCACTCAATTATCTTGAAACCAGTAGACTTGAGTACAATATTCTCTTTAACAAGGGTAAGATACTTGCTCCTAAAGGTGCTGGAGTCAAGAATATAACTAACCAGAACGGTCAGATAATACAGTATAAGCCAGGATTCAAGCCAGAGATTATGGATATGAAGCCACAGGGTAGTGATGTAGAAAGACAGATAAGTGCTTTAGGTGGGTATATGCAACAGATAGGAGCTGCTAATGAAGCGTTTCTAGGACAGACCCCAGGCGGTGTTAAGAGTGGTATTGCTATTGAAACACTTGTAGCTAACAACTATATAAACCTATCCGATCTAATAAACAATCTTGCTAATTCTATGGAAGACTTAGGAGAGGCTATCTTAGATATGGGTTATAAGCACCAGTTACTAATGAAGCCATTTAGAACTGATAGTGGCGATATGCTAGGCATAGTAAGTAACGAGGCTAGTGTTGATACAAACGGTTTTGACTTCCCTGTAGTAAATATACCAGAGAATCCTGAGGTTAAGGTAAGAATAACAAGTGGTACAGCGTACACTAAGGAAGGTAAGAGAGAGATTATGCAACAGCTTAAAGCTATGGGAGTAATAAGTAATCAGACACTATTAGAGGCTTATGATATAGACCCAGAGGAAGAAGAGTTAAGAATACAGGAAGAAATAGCCGCTATGCAGCCCCAGAACCAAGAAATGGACCCTAACGCACCGTTACCAGAGGGAATGCAAATGGAGATAGGATAGGGGACTATAGGTATATAGTATAATATAGTAGTATACAGTAGGCAGCTGGCGATTAAACCCCTTGCCAGTTGCTTAGTGTATATTAACACTAGCTCTTTATAACTAAATTTTTATCCCGTACGACACAGAAGTCGTTAAAATGTGGGAATACTTAAATGGGTGAAGAAGTAAAAGCCGCAATAACAACGGATGCTTCCGTTACTGAATCGGCACCAGTAGAAACAAGCACTGTAGATAATTCTATTGAAACGACAGAGAAGTCGGAAATCTCTCAAGAAGGACAACAGGATAATCAAGCTGAGGGAGACGATCAGGCTCATAGTGAGGACGGTCAATCTGTACCAAAGGCAAGATTAGACGAGGTAATTAAGGAACGCAACGAATTGCGAGAACTTAAAAGCCAAGTTGAGGCTGAGAAGCTAGAAGAAGAAAGGTTGGCGTCTATGACACCAGAAGCACAGGCACAAAGCCAGCAGGCTAAGACTGCACAAGAGGCTCTAAAGAAACTAGGATTTCTTACTAAAGAGGATTATGATGCGGCTCAAAAGCAAGAGCAGGCTAAAAACATATTCATTTCGGATATGAATAGATTGTCTGGAGAACACGATGGAAAAGACGGACTACCTAAATTCGTTCCAGCTGAGATAGCAGAGTTTATGGATGACGCTATGTCAAAAGGACAGCATATAACTGACCCAGAGACTGCGTACAAACTTAAATATTTTGACGCTATCGTAGACGCTAAAGCTAAATCTCAAAAGAGTTCAGCTTACGCAGAAAAGCAGTCAGGCGGTGTACAAGAAGTAAACGACACAAGGAATTCAGAATTAGAAGCTGCGAGTAAAACAGGCAATATGACTGATTTCTTGAAGAAATACGCTGGTATGCCAAAGAATTAGGGGTGGGGTTCTTAAATTAATTAACAAGTGAAATGGCAGTATATCAAACATATGATGCTGCAACCAACCACGAGGATCTAACCGATGTTCTAACAAAGATCGGCCAAATGGAAACTCCAGTATTTTCTGGAATCAAAAAGGTATCAGCGTCAAACACCTATCACGAATGGAGTACATACGATTATGCTGTTGCAGCTACCAACGCACAAATTGAAGGTGCAACATATAGCTACGGTGCATTAACCGCTCCAGCACGAGATGGGAACTATACTCAGATATTTAGGAAATTATTCCAAGTATCTAACACCCAGCAAGCAGTTAATCCTGCAGGTATGGAGAACGAGTATGCTTTTAGAGTAGAAGTTGCTCTAAAGGAAATTGGAAGAGACATAGAGAATGCTTTAGTCAATGGGACAGCAAACTCAGGTGCATCAGGAACAGGAAGACGACTTAAAGGTATTGACGCATTCATTACCAATAACATAGTTACTGGAGCAGGTGCAACCGCAACAGGTGCAGCTTTAACAGAAGCAGGACTCAACGAACTTCTACAAGACATATATACAGATGGAGGACATCCAGACTGGCTATTGTGTTCTTATAGACAACAGAGAGCTATTGCTGAGTTAGCAAGTGCAGACAGAGTCTACAACGATGACAATACTAAAATGACATCAAAGGTTACTCTTTATCAGTCCCCATTCGGGATGTTAAGAGTTGATGGCGATAGTGTAGTCACATCTAGCACAATCTACGCATTGAGCAAAGATACGTGGGCAGTCGCACAACTAAGACCAGTTGCTAAGATAGATACACCAGAAACAGCAGACGCTAAGAACGGAGTTGTACACGGTGAATTGACTCTTGAGGGAAGGTCAGACAAGTACAATGGTAAGATGACAGGGCTTTACGCCTCCTAATCTTAATTGTATAGGGGTACACAGAGGGAGAGCAATCTCCCTTTTGTGTTATAATATATCTATGATAGTAGACCCAGACGGTAACGAAATCAAAAAGAAGCTCAGTAAAGAGGAAGTTGTAAAAAGGCTTGAGAAACTCAGACCTAAAAACGCTGAGGAGCATAAGCTGTTAGTAAAGAAAATAGCTGAATCTTTAGAGTTTAATCGTAAAAAGAAAATGAACAAGGGCATTGACACTGGATTTGACGGTGTTTTTAAAGAGAACGCAGACAGAAGACTCCAAACAGACGGGTTTAGTAAAGATAGAGACCTTAGAATGATAGCCCAGATACCTAAAGAAATGGATTACGTGGCTAGAGAAATATATGGAGAAGATTATTATAAAGACCCTAAGATACTTAAAAAGTTACTTGTTGATGACGAAGTGGGTAGAATGTGTTTAACAGTAGATCCAAAAACTATATAAATTTAGGGGTGTTTCCCAAATGAAGAAAAGACCTTTGAGTATATTGTACTTACCTGTAGACGAAGGTGGGTGTGGCTGGTATCGTATTAGACAGTGGCACGATCTTTTCCAGGGTATGGACAACGTTAAGAGCCTTATTATGACTGGTAAGGAGGAAGAC